TCCACAGCCTATAAAAAGGCTAAGAATTAGAATTAATAGAGCTCTCTTCATCTTTTAACAGGTTTTTTAATTGGAAGGTGATCATCCGTCGCACGGGGCGAATGAAGTATTTTACAAAATCACTGGAACCGCCTATCGCTTCCATATTCTCGAAGATGGAGACCACCTCGATATAAACCATGATATATAGCAACAAATCGCCGAATAGCCAAGAATATTCCGAAGCAAAGTGGGCATCTTTATCTCCTACGATATTGAGCAATACCATCCCTACAATGATACTTCCCCCATATTGTAGAAATTTGTTAAAGCTCTTGCGAAAGCCTTGTGAAGTTCTGCGAACACCCAAAACCGTAGCCTTCCATACCCCAAAAACAAAGTCTAAGGAAAATAATACCAATAAGCCTATTAATAGGGTAATGTTAGGGTAATAGGAAAGAATATCGTTCATGGTTATTTTAACATATTATAAATCTCCGTTATTTCTGTATTGTTAAGAATACGGTCATATACCACCATTTTTGTTAGAATACTATTTGGGGCTATGAACTCTGAATATTGAGGAGTTAAAAGCGATGGAAGAAAATTTAAAACAGAATCAACTGCGGTGTTATCTATAGGAAGCTCAGAAAAAGAACCATTAAAAAATACTTTACCGGTTGTTCTGTTCAATGAAAATGCTGTAACGTTTACGTCTTTTATTGAGACATCCGATAGAGCTGACTTCACAATAACCTGTCCTCCTTTTTGTTTGCGAATCCAAAGCTTCCCCGTGGTTCCATCTAACATTTCCACCCCTCCAACGTAGCCCCCTCGTTCCTTGGTTGTAGCAGCATCAAAAAGAAGTATATTTTTCGCTAAACTTACAGGGGATAATGTTAAGTTTCCTCCATCAAATTTTACCGTCTTTAGAAACACGGTAATTTCAGAGTTGGTAAAAAAGCCTGGAACCACTTGAGTTACGTCTTGTGTCTTTTGAGCAACAAGGGATGCTGTTTGGGGTCTTGATAAATCTATACCATAGGGAGAAGTTACTTTAGAGACCTGAACGTAACTCGGAGATCCCGAAACAGTAGCCTTAATACTCGTTTTAGCCTGAGCATGTTTTAACATTAGTGGTCTTCCTTCCGTCGCAACTCCTGAGACATCTCCTGAGATGCTTACCGAGCCATTTCCAACGACCTGCACATAAAGAAAAAATTTACGTTCTATTCCTTCATCAATTGTAATATTTTGAGTCTGAGGATTATTTGAATTTAGAAAATGATTTTTCATAATGTCACCCATAGAAATGCCTTGCATTTTTTTCGATTTGACGTAATTAAAAACCGTCATATTTGGCGGATAAATCACTTCTTCCCCTAAGTTATTTATTCCTATGGCATTTGTACTGCGTGTTGTGCGTAAAAATGATTTTAAGTTTACAGTTCTACCTTTGGAAACATAAACAGAATTGGAAAAATCAAAAAATGAGTTTAATTTATTTTTTGGTAGTAAATTAGGAAGCACACTCCCTAAATGATGGGTTGCTACGTTATCGCTTTTTATAATTGTCGCCATATGATTGTATTTATATGTTAAAAGATTGTGTTTCTGTTATTTTTAATCGCCATTGCTCTGATACTGGAACTCGTTCATCAGTGGTATAAGCAATTTTAAATTTTATACTGCCATCAGGATTATACACAGGAATAAAAGAAGATTTGTAAAGCGGTGTCGACCCTCCTAAAATATCTTGTTCGCTCCATACGAAGTTTTTTAAATCATTTGTAGCACAGAACCAAAGACGATCGTCTTTTGTTTTTGACACATTTTGATTTTCATGCAAGAGTATTACTATAGTCTTTCCAATATATTTAACTTCTAAATGCCAAGGGGTTACTCCTAGAGGTGTATCAATATAAGTTTCATCGCTCCACCCTTGAACATCTTCTATATCAGGATTACTTTTCCATTTCATCTTCCAGCCTTGCTTGGTATTGGCTACATCAAATGCATAGAATAATTTAGTGTTAGGGTTGTATACGATACCCATACTTTGCATCAGGTCAATGTCTGCTGTTACCGGTTTTATGAGCGTCTTAACATCGCTCCAGTCTAAACCATTGTTTGAACTTCGATACCGATATTCATTCGTTTGCGTTGTTGGTAAGTTTCCCCAACGCAATGTACGCCTCCACGCTACAATCATCTCTCCCGTAAAAGGGTTATAAGTCATAAAAGTATCAGAATCGTGACTACTGATATAGGGAGGGCTTACTACCGGATTGTGTTCAAATGGTTGAGGAACATTTGATATTAGTTCCCAGTCTTTTAACTCAGGGTCATTAGTCCCATACAGCCATGTAATTTCCCAAGATTCATTAGGATAGCCATTTAAAGTCATCCAGTATTTGTAGCCATTAACAGGAAAATCAAACGTAAATATATTCGGATGTACAACTCCGGAATTAGGATTAAATACCAGACCATTGTGCATCCCTATGCGAACATAATCCTCCACTTTAGGGGCTTGTAAGTTCTTGATTTTATCTATCGGAAAGTCCCAGCTCTGAGGCATAACACCATGAGGAACAGCAAAGTTGGTTAATCCATTGACCATGCGGCGAATTAACAATGCGTTGCCTTCCTCTGACAGTTGATTATATTTAAGGTCAGAGATATTCGAGTTTGGAGCGTATGATTTTACACCCCCTTTTCTAATATTCTGCTGTACGGATCCATCAAGCCCCGATAAATAAAACTCGGCGGAAGCATCAAATTTGGCTATAACCTGATTCTGACTATCGGTAAATAAGTATAAATCTGAATCGCTAAAATTCTGCCATATAATAGAAGAATTTGTTTTGTTAATGCTTTGCTGAACAGATTCTTCTAAACCTGGTAAATATAATTGTGATTCTGAATCTATCTTTGCTACTATCTGATTATTACTGTCCGTAAGTACATATAAATCATCAACATTACTCCAATATATTTTGTTTTTTAATTGGCTTATATTATTCTGTACTGAGCCATCTAAACCAATTAAAAACTTATCACCCTCTTCGCTGGTTCTCTCTACTATATTGCTATCAGCATCAACGAAAATATACAAATCCTCCTTTTTTTCTTTTCGTATCAAATCATTATCCGTAGCCGCGTTTTTTTTACTCAGTTCTTTTTGAGCAACACCGTTAGAAACTGAAATAATAACAAAATTTCCGTCCAAATCCTGCTGTGTCACAGTAATGGGTGGATTAACGTTGTTATAGATACCAGGAGTTACAACAGCATATCGATAATAGCCCTCGGCAGGTACAACAGTGGAGGCTGTTAGAGTACCAGTGATACCCGCATTTATTTTGTTTAAAAAAAAGTCTATTGGAACTCTTTCGGGACTTTTATCGTCCTTCACGATTAAAATACCACCCTCGGAAGGATTGTTATTCGTGGGTAGCTCCCCTACAGGTATAGGCCTTACAAAAGGTAGTAGATTATTCTCATTCATCTTTTATTTCTATTAATATATTATCTTTAAATTCTATAGGTCTGTTTTTATCGTCTGAAAGGGTGTAGAGTAATACATCTTCAAATATTTCTTCTTCATCCAACAAAACATTAAGTCCCGCGTAATTTTTTACATTTAATAATTTTAGCTTGCCAAACATTGAAAAATCCTCGCGATCTAATTTATCTTTCATTATTCTTTGAGTACCATCAATAAAAAATAAATTGTTCGTCGCATGAACCTCAATAAAATTTAATATGTTTCCGTCGCCTAAACTGCTAAATTGGTAAGTTACTATCTCATCGATATACGAATCTTTCATTCGAAGTGAGGAGGAATTACCTGTTCTAACCGTATTAACATCTACCTCTACAGATATATCTCCTAAACAATAAGCAGGAAGATTGGTCACCATCCAGTCATATACCGTTTGATAGCTAAACAAATGGCGGTTATAATAATGCTTCGTAGCTACCCTTACATATCTTCTCCCTTCATGGTCTCGACTATCTACGAACTGTACGCAATTAGAAAAAAATAAACTTTTCCCAGATAAATCTTTGATCTCAAACCTGCCTGCATCCGTAGTTTCATAACTCTTAAATGTCACCCTTCTCAACCTACCGTCATCTATTCCAAACTGTGCAGGGACTACACTCCCGTTAAGCCAAAGTAAAAGGTTTGAGGTATTCACTTCATAACCTGAGGTATTTGGTATCTGGAAGCGGTGAAACTCTCCAATATCCAATGGATAAGCTTGATTAACACCGAAAAACTGGGTGTTTTGAGGATTTCTCATATCCTCAAGCTCCGAAGCATTATTATAAAACCTTACTGGGCTATGATACCAAAACTTATGCATCTTCAAAAATAATTAAAATATGTATATTATACATCTTAGTTGACTTACATATTTTTATTTTTTTTCACCTTTCCACGAATAGTTAATTCATTAAATTTTTTATCATGTTCAAGTGCCATCCTACCGAAAGGATAAATATTCAACTTCCCTTCTGGTGTATCAACGGTAATATACCCCCTGTTTTTAAGCCTGTCGCCATTTATTCCAAACCTCCAGTTTTTATACAGTTGGAAGAACTCTTCAAAAGACACAAACGGAATAGTTATTTCTATCTCTCTATTCGTAAAGTACGGTTGTTTGTGTGTTCTTAATCGTTTAAGATCCTCATTATCTTGAAGTCTTGTAAGTCCCTGAAGTTCATTAGGAATCTCTAAAGAATCAACTTGAAGCTCTACGCTGCCATTGTTTTTATATTTGTTTACAGATATTTGTTCTATGTCTTTTTTTCTATCAAGACCCGATCCGAAATACCCAAACCAGCGCGCCATTTGAAATTTGGGGTTATGCCTTAAATTAGAGGTGGTCTCTGAGTTTAAGATGCCTTTCTTTTCTATAAACCCCTCATCAGATCTATTTTTTATAATGTTTTTTAAATCGTAAGAAATAGGCGTATGCACAGTACCTTCTTGAATATTAATATTTTTTTTCGTTGATTTTAACTTTAATGTCACCGATGTTTTTGCTAGAACTTCCCAATATCCATTATTCAAGCCTGAGTTTATACTAATAATATCCCCCTGACTTACAGAAATTTGATCAAAAGGAGTTTTCGAAGAACGAAGCTCCAAATGCTCATTAACGCGAATATGGACACAATTTAGAATAACCGCTTGATCTGTGTATTCAGATACTTTTATCATATCTATTAATACTATATCATCATCCGACTCAGATGTTTTCGTGGAGCTGTCGTTTATGATCTCTTGGATTTTGAATTCGTCAATAATTAGATTGGTTTTTTTATCAAATTTCGTCTTCGCTGATTTTATAGGAGTAGAAGCCTCTATAAACGTATTATAGTTCTTTAAGTCACTTTTTTTGTTAGTACTGTATTTTTTACACCCAAAATAAAGATTATTGAATGCATCTGCTAAGCTATTTTTTAACTCGTAATTGTATTCGTCAAAACCTTTACCAGAAAGATCATAAACCTGAATATCTTTAAAAAAGTAGTCCACATCCTCGACGATAAATTTATCTTTTAAGATATCGAATCCCAAGGCTAGCAACGGAGCTGCTCCGTCGTAAAAAAGAGACTTTAGTGACGTCGAAAACTTGTTTGAAACCATATAGGCATCGGGTATATTCCTCATCATTATACCACTGCTAATTCCTGTGTGTTCAAAAGCGCCTCCCTGTCCTAAAATATTACTTTCCACACTTATTTTCCCATCAGAATAATTTTTACACACCTGATCCAATGCATTTTTCAAAGTGATCGCTTTAATCGACTTTAGAGGTTTAGAGAAATTTGCAGTAATTTCTATAGACATTTTCGTAGAGAGTATAACCCATTCGTAATAAGCCTTCTTGTCATATTCAAAGTACCCTTCATAATCCATATAAAAAGATATTTCGAGACTCTGACCAGCTTTAAGGCTAAGAGGAAAAGAGGTATTGTTATCTCTTAAGTTGTAATTCGTATACTTTTCAGAAATTATATGTATCCTTGAAAAGGTAACTCCATCTTGCATGTATTTTTCGCCCGTCTTAAGTGGAATAATATTAACAGGTTTACCGTTATTATCTTTTATCAGTGCAACTAAAGTCATGGTATGATACCTAGAGTCTCCTTCTTGCCTGCCTAACATCTCAATATTACTCATAGTGATCGAAAGATCATCAATATCGGTATTTGTTGATATTTGATCCCCTAAATATCTCACATAATTCTTCCCTCCGAAATAAGAAAAAAAACCGCTTCCAATATTATTATTATTCCCAATATTACGCTCCCCTGACAGTTTCATAGTCTGCAAATATCCTTGCTGGGCTAGGATAACGTTGTGCTGCTTGATGACATCCGTAGGATAAAAGTTAGATTCAGGACGTCTCAGCTCCTTAAATAAAATATCTTGTGTTTCCACAGGAGATATCTCGTTGCCGTCCAAATTCTTATCTCTAGCTAAATCTACCGAAGTATCTTCGCGGGCAAAAATCTTATTCTGGCTCTCACGTTTCTTTATTTCTGTAACTATCTTTTGCGAAGACTTCTCATACTGATAGCTGATCTTGTTTAAATTCAACTGAAAATCGCTCCCCAGCACATCATTTCCATTGATATACCATTGAAAGATAATTTGACCATCACCCCCCTTCTCTTTGTATACCTTGTCAATGATATCAAAAGCTTTGGGATTATTGTAACTTACAAATTCTAAATCCGTGGAATCTCCAAGGATGAAATTGTCGACATTAAAAAATTCATCGTTAATATCTACAAAACTTACTACCTGCTCAAAACCATCAGGCATATGGATATGGTAATAGCCATTATAATGGTCTGAATCAATCACAACCAACATAAAAGACTGCGAAACGTCATCTTGAAAAGAAACGTTTTTAACTCCGTTAATTCCGTACATAATTTATTAAATTTATTGTTCCTTTTTTTGTTTTCCCGACTATTTCGGGGAATTTACCTGGCTTTTGCAAATATTGCACGCCTGCGATTTCATATACAGTATTATTACTGTAGCGTTCCATTGTTTTATCAAATTTTGTCCCTATCTTTTCCGCTATTTCATCGCCATTTATATGGCTTTTTAAAATTTGAGGGGATAATATCACTTGTTGAGAAGCTGCTTTAGTAAAAATATTCTGTCCAACTGAATCATTTTCGGCAAGCGCTTGAATTATCTTTTTTGTTTCCCCCGAAGTATACACTCTGTCTCCTTGGTCTAACCATGTCTTGGTAGCTCCTTTTCTATTACCTAGTGTTTTGATTTTCCCTTTCTTATCAGTAATAATTTCGGGACCATACTCTTGAGTGATGGCAAGCCCTTCATTGGCGAAATTCGTACCTTTAAAATATTTTGGAACTGGATCTCTCGACATGATGAGTGCAGACTGCAAAACACCAAAAGACAAAGCCGCCAAGGCAAACGGTATCCCTTTAAGAAAGCCCATTTGTGCCAATGTAACCGTAGCGGCAAGCCCTCCGTTTATTAATGCTTGTTGAGCGGATGCCCGCTGTTCTTCCTTGGCTTTTTGGATAGCTATCATCTTCTCTTTATCTAACTGCTGTTCTTTTACCACGCGATATTCATCTTCTAACGCTGTTCTCTGGGCTATCTGTTCCTCTGTAGCTTCCTCAAATGAATTAAGAAAATTCAACCGTGATTGAATAATCGCCAATTCTCCTTCCGATTGTGATTTGCTAGCCTTCAATTCTTCATCCAACATAGAGATACGGCGGTTTAAACTCTCTTGAGTAAACTTCTGAGCAAACTGCCCCACCACTTGAATACCTGCTATAGCAGCAACTGTCAATCTCTCTTGATTTTCTCCGTATTTTTTTACAAACTGCTCTTGAGAGAGTAGTACAGTATCAAAAAGAGTATTAAATTGTGCCGAAACATTACCTAAACCTAGATCTTCAAACCCTTTAGATAGAAAATCTTTCATGTACTCTAAAGAACGAAATAAATTTTCATCTTCTGGGGATGTTAACTTCTTTTTGCGGATAATCGATTCTTCTAACTTTGTATTGACTTCGGCTAATTCTTGATTTATCTTGTTATACAAATCAGTTTCTTTCTGCGTAAGTTCTCCGGACTCTTTTTTTTTAGCATATAAGGCCAGCTCTTGACTTAAGAAATACTTTCTGTTTTGTAACAATGCCTCCGATGTAGTAATTTCTTGTAATTCTATCAAATAGCTCTTTTCCCTCGCAGATAGCTTTTCATTAGCATAAATAGCTTGCTTTTCTTCTTCACTCGAAATTTTTACCATAGCATCAACGCGGGTGTTGTCTACCTCTAAATCACTAAATGAATCAGTGACAAGTTTTTTTCCGTAATCACGCAGTCGAGCATTTATAGTTTCAAGTGCTGCATTTCTATCTTCTGCTAACTTTATCACACTCTTATTTTTAGATCTTAAAAGTGCTATCTGTGCATCATATGAGCGTTCTAATTCTTGATAATATTTAGTGTCTGCGGATACTAAAAAAGCTGTTCTCTGAGTATTTGTTAGAGTTTCATTTTTGATAATAATATCTAGATTTTCTTTGTTTTTTGTGTTTAGATTTCTTCGTTGCTGATTGTATTTGTCCTCCTCTATTTTTAAGATTTCATCTTGAGCCTTTGACAGTTGGTCTACGCCTTGTTTGTATGCTTCAGCGTTTATTTTTCTTTCTTTTGCATTATTACCTCTCAAAAAATTTTGAATCTTTTGAGCGTATTTTTCATAAATAGCAAGATATTCCTCCCAATATTGCTCTTCGCTAATAAGCCCCTCCATTTGCCTTTCTTTAGCCTTAGCAAGCGCATAATCCTTTTCGGCAGAAAAATCCATAATTTTATCTTTTTGACTGCCTGAAAGCTTAGAGCCTTTGTATTTTGTCGTACCTTTTTTATCGCCTTGATCTTTCAAGCCTTCATCTTTCAGGCCTTCATCCTTTATCGTGGAAAAGCTTTCAACAATACTTTTTTTCATCTCTTCGCTCTGGGAATTTATAAACTCCTGAATCTTTTTATTCTTCACGAAAACAGAAGAATACTGCTCCTGAGCTTTCTTTAATACCTTGTTTTTTTTGAAGAGCGTAAAAGTGTCAACGAACATATTTTTTATATCCTTCGTGATCCTCACAACCCCAGGGCGCAGCTTATCCACTTCTTTTTCTTTTTCTGCTATTTCATTGAGCTTTGCTTCTCTTTCCTTTTGAGCCTCAAATACTTTTAAGCTGCTATCTGTCATAGCTTCCGCACTTTTAGATAAAAGCGTTTGAAGGGCTTTAGCTTTTGCCGCCTTTTCGAGAATGTCTATATATTTTGTATAGGCTTCTGTTAAACGGGTTGTTGTCCTATATTCCTCGTCTAACGTACCCTTAAAACTAGGAGATATTTTTATCAACTCCTCATATGCCTTTTTGCGGATTTCCAGACTGCTTGATTCGTTTTCTATAAGGGATATTAATACCTTTATTTTGGATTTAGTTTCGTTCATGGCACCGCTTACGCTCAGGCTAACAGCCTTTTGCACGTCTGCCTGGGTTTTCATCTCTTTATTGAGCGCACTAAGGGCATCCGTTGCCCCGTTTGTAGAATCAGCTAAGGAGACAAACCATGGGACAATAGCAGCTATTAAACCTAAAACAATGCCCAAAGGATTCGCCAACATCGCGGCATTAAAACCCTTCTGAGCAATCTTCGCGCCCTTTGTTGCTGCGGATTGAGCAAGCATAGCAGATGTATTGGAAATCAATCCTAAGCGTTGAGCTGCGAGCCTGACAACGCCCAAGAGCGTTTCTCTGTTGTTCCATTGTTGGGCAATATATGCAGAGATTGCAACTCCTCTATAATAAGCCCATGCGGCAGAAACCAAAGATATACCCGTAATAACCACACTAAAAGGAATAGACGTTATGAGTTTTATAATCATTAATAGCCCGTTAGAGATGGCGGTTACAAGGCGCTGAAAACCCTGACTATTAGATAAGTCCGCAAATCGTTTTTTTATTTTATCGAGTTTTGCGGCAAAGGTTTCGTTTTTTGCGTTGAAGGCATCAATTATATTACTGGTATCGTCATAGGCCTCCTTAGCACTGCCTATTGCCTTTCTAAAGGCATCTGCATTTTCCCCCGCAGTACCCAGTATAGAAGCAACCCGTCCTTTTCCTAATTCACTATCTGAAAAGGCCTTACTAATACTCTGAATATCTCCTTTACCCTTGACTAAAGCTTCAGAAATTTTTATAAACGCTTCTTCTGGCTTGCTATTTAAGAGTTCTTCAAAACTCTGTTTTGTCATACCTGCGATCTTAGCAAACTTCTCGGTATCCGTCGCCAACTTAGGAATGATCTTCACTAAAGCCGTAGAAGACACCTCGGCGGTTTGGCCAAATTGCTCAAATCCCGAAGCTAAACCGAGTACAGCGGGAAGAGATATATCAGAAATACCTTTTAATCCCGCCATTCTCTTCGAAAAATCATTTAAGAAAGGTACCGATGCGACACTCTCATTGGCAATCGTACGCACGGCATTTCCCATTCTGAGTAAATTTTCTTCTGTGACATTGCCTTCTCCCTCGAATATGTTGATCAGCTTTATAAGACTTTCGGTACCATGCTCTACATCGCCGAAATCTTGGCCGAATGCTATCCTTATCTGATCTACTGCCTTAGTGACTCCTACTAAATTATTCTCATCAACGCCTGCCCTTGCAGCAATGTTTGAAATATTGACCAGTTCTGTGAGTTGTGTTCGCGTGTCTAATTTAGCCAATTCATTGACCAGTCCCTGAGCGCCTCCTTTGGCTTTGCCCAGCTCTATCTCCAAAGTCGCAGTCTGATCAGATAATTCAGCCATATTATCTATTATCGAAGAGACTCCTTGGAATCCGATAAATCCTGCTGCGAGTTGTGTGAAATTTGAATTTAAGTTCCCAAAAAACTTACCCCTAGGATAATTCCCCACATTACGCTGCTTATCACCCTCATTAGCATCTATATTTTTTATTGCTGCATCATACTTTTTAGCTTCTTCATGAGCTTTCTTATAGTCTTTGGCTACTTCTTTAATTTGGAGGTTGTAAGCTCTTTGGCTTATCTCTCCTTTTTCTAAAGCTTCGTTTAAAAAAAATATCTGAGCATTAAGATCTTTGGCTTTTTCTTTTGCTGTTCTTGTTTGTTTATTAAGTTCAAAATATGCTGAAGCTGCATTTTTAATACGCTTCTCTCCTTGCTCTTTAGCTCTGTTAGCTGCTATTTGAGCCATCGCTTCTTTTCTGGCGGCATCAGCATTTGCGCCTCGAGCTTTAGCTTCTTGAGTTAATGCTTTTTGGTTTATTTCATTAGCTCTGGCTTCTTGTACGGATACTTTAGCTACCTCTAATTGCGTTTTAACTCTTAATTGCTGGACCCTTGCTACAGTTACCTCTGCATTAGCTAGACGTTTGTTAGAGTCCTCCAATTCTTTTTGGAGCTTATTCACCTTTGTCAAAAGACTTTCTATTCCTTTAGATGCTTCGCTAAATGCCTTAGGTTTCCCTGCTCCAAAAGCAAGGTTTAATTTTTCGACAACCATAACGATTTCGTTGAACTTTGGATATAAAACGTCTAACTTCCGTTCCAGAGCATCTAATTCGTCGATAGATCTTTTGGTTAATATGATTGCTAATTCGTCGCTCATCTTTTACGTGCTTTAGTGAGGTGATCTATTTTTTCTTTTGCTAGCTTCAACATGACCCCAAATCGATATAATGACGTCTTTTCCAAATCTATTGTTCTTTCTAATATTTGTTCTATATTGACAATTACATCGTTTATGTCTGTTTGTTTTTTCTCCGTAGCCCCTGTTTTTTTTTGTTTTGATTCTAGATCATTAATATCATTTTCGTATTTTTCGATTTTATCTCTAATGATAGATATTTGTTCGTTTAAATCTGGCGACCTAACAATACGTATATGCTCAAAAAGCGAGTCTAATCCAGAATTATTTATTGATAGATCCATCTTTTGGAGTAAGTCATTTGATTTTATCTTTATCTCCAATATGTCTATTAAAGCGGAAAGCTTCAGGATCTCTAATCTATACGCTTGTTTTTTTCCTTGATTGGCAAAGTCAATAGAAGCACTGTCTATGGATACCACATATTCTTCAATCAATGTTTGAAAATGTTCTCTTAATTCTGTTTCGTCATATCCTGTCACTTCAATACCTTCCTCGTATCCCTTCAAAACAAAAAAAGGGTTGTCCGTAGTCATTATTCTTTCGTAATTCCACAATGGAAGTTCTTTACTATCTTTATAAAGTCTCATGAGCGCAAGGATGTTCATTAACACTAAACCACTCTAATTGTCCCTCTTGATTGAAAAATCCTTGCTTTTCAGCGATTTCGTTAGGATTCTCTCCTTTTTTTACTTGCGCAATGCTAAGAACTCCGTCACTAAAAAGATGGAAAATAAAAGAGCGACCATCTCTAGCGTGTTCTCTTATTCTTTCGCAATCATCTTGCTTTAAAGGGTGCGAGCAATTACATGCCATTGTTAATAATATTTAATATCTGTATTCTTACTTTCGGAATAATATCTTTTTGAATTTCTATAAACTGCTGCTTCTCTAAACCTAGTGGAGTTCTATTTGCTTTTTCCAGCATCATGTCAAGCCATGTTATTTTTTTATTATTGTAAACCTGTGAGAACTTGACAACATCTTTACGCACCGTGTATTTAATGCCGCTGTAATACTGACCCGTATTTTTCAGATCCCAATGTCCTCTATTTTTAGGATTAGAAGCAAATTTTTTAAACCCATATTCCGAATTAGAATAGAAGGGCATATCACGCCCTTCCGAATCTAATCCATGTTGCAGGTTATCGATATTAATCCTTTCTAAATGAGATTTTTCCAGCTCCTTTTTCACTGTATTGCTCACTTCCGCTTTGGCCTTTTGAAGCCTTTTTTTGTACGTCTTTATGGATATTTTCATTGACAAACCATTTTACTTTTTCCTTAATTTCATCTTGATCTACATCGGGAAAAAGAGACTTAATTACGTGAATAGCTTCTTCCATAGACTCAAAATTTTCAAGCTGTTCAAAAGTATAGGCTCCTATCTTTAATTTCATACTTTCATTTTTAAGCTGTTACTATCTTAGATACAGAACGCCCTGCATAATAGTTCCCATCTTTTACATACACATTAAAGCCATTCTTTGATGTGGCAAATACAACGTTTTCTCCACCTTTTAAAGGATCATGAGTAAAAATATAAGTAGCATTGTTTGGATTGTAACCGATATTCTTTACCGGAAGTCTTGAACCATTCTTTTCTATAACCCAATTAGCAGGATCAGTAAGCCCTCCAACGGAAGAATCCGAACACAATGCGGTTATTTTGACTTCCGTTGTCGTGGCTGATGCTATAAGCACTGGCAACTGAATGTTAAGCCCTGCAATTGGCTGTATCTCATTAAATCCAAACTCCGTAGGCGTAAAAACATCCGCGGACCCTTGCCATGCTGCCATAGCGGATGGCGTTACATCAACTTCAAGAACAGATCCCGTAATATCTGCAGTTAGCGGCAAGTCATATACTCCCAAAAATAAGTTAACATCAAAGCCACTTATTAAACCGTTCTTTTTAACCCAAAAAACAGCGGAACCATCCTCTAGAATTGGAACAATGCCCCACTCCTTTGAATTGTTGAGTTTAGATACTTCGTTTTGAAAGCAATTCGTTTGGTCGAAAATAAATCGCCAACCCTTTACACCTCCTATTTTTTGAGCTCTTTCCTTTTGTACAGATGTAGCATAATCGGCATCTTGATTATTGTTTTCCATACTATAGGGAGCAAGCATCCCGATATATTTACCTTCCATGATCAAAGTATCAAGGTTTGATTTTCCAAAGGTTTGAGGGTCAATCTCTGTCCCCCTTCTAAGAAGGGTAAATCCTATCATTCTTTTATTTCCGCAGAACAATCCGCCTAAAAGGGGTAATAATTGCTCGGCAGAGCATGCATTTCTTTTTAACATCTTTTTAAATTTTATATTCCGGATAACATCCGGTATTAATACTTATACTTATATTTAGCAATAAGGCATCCCAGTAGTCAGGGGCAGTAGATGATTCTAAAGCCTTTTGGCTTCCGTGAATAATGCTTCTGGATTCCAATTCAGATACATCATTAAAAGGAAAGGTTACAAAACTATTTTTCTCGGAAAGAGATATACCTTTCGATCTATTCATATTTTTAAAAAAAAGATCTTTCATCGGATACAATATTTCTTGAAAAGTGGTTTGGTATCTTTTTTTGTAAAAGTCATTCGAATCCCCTTTTGTAATGAAGAAAAACTTACAATCCTGCAATAGGATTATAGGATTAAGATGATTTTCATGAACAACATAACCGCTTTGCAACCAAACTATTGGATACTTTCTTTCCGAAACTAGTAATATTCTCCATAACTCGTTTAAATCACCCTCCGCAAAGTTTATTCTCCAAGTCTTGCCCAAAAAAATTACCTCCATTTTTTTATCAAGCATGTCAGCTAGTAGTAAATTATGATTAATCATATGCTCCAAGTATTTTTTATCTTCATTCGCATTTTGAAAGAATCTCCATTTAATAGAGGATAATCGGATCGGTTATCGTGGAGATATTGCAAAAAAGAAACTCTTCCGCAGTGCTCCTCAACCCCGTAATAATCTACTCCTCCATTAACAAAAGCATAACCCGCTCCTTCAAGGGTAAAACCATCAGCATCACGTATAAAATTGCCTTGAAATTTCTCTAAAAAAGTATTCCACGATCGAACAATCTTGGGTGTACTGCTAACCGTTCTTCCTACTTTGGGATTTACCTTCGCTTCTCCAAACTCTGTGGTTTGGGTAGCTTTGTGGGTTTTAAACAAAAAATATGCGTAATCAGCCAAAAGGGATGATTTGGGATACTCTTCTAAGAGACCAAACCAAATGCATTTCTTTTGCTCTCCGTGAATTTCTTTGGTGTAAGATTTACCAAAGACAATGTCTTTGTAACCATTCGGAGCATCATCTGCAAGCCCCCCCTCAGGCTTAATATATTTTCTGAAATCTTCCAACATTTCATAACCAAAAGCTAAAAGCAATACATCTTTCTCAGCCTGTTGTATAATGTCTGACAATAAACCATTCACCCTATTATTAGGGTCTGGTTCATTAAGGTTTGGAATATCATTCCAATTTGAGAAGTATGTATTGTCTATTAGCATTGTTTAATTATATTTTACCTTTATTAGTTGAATTATCTGAAATCGCTGATTTTATTTTTTCTATTTTGTCGTAAATGAAAGCCTGTTTGTCCAAGGATTTAACAAAAGCATGGAATCTTGATTCTCCGAGGATGACAAACTGGTTTTTAATGAAATCATCGTTAATCCATCCTATCTTAACTACATACGGAAGCCATTCAGTAGTATTGTACTTTGAGAGATCGCCTACGAAAATGTCTCCTGCCTTTATTTCTGGATGTGGAATGATTGTCAATCCTCCTATTACCACCTGATTGAAAAGAGACGCAGAAGGATATAAAGGCAAACCTCTCTCATCTTTTGCCGACACAAATTCTATAAAAAAATCAATAGGATTAATCAATACAGTATCAGCCGAATAAGGTGTCTCATCCTCATAATTATGAGTTGTATAAATATCCGTTACCGCAGCGTTGATACTATCCATGATGTTAGGATTTTTGACCTTTCCAGCCATATTTTTAGCATTAAATGCCCTGCCGTACTTTGTAGCTCCTAAAGGAGAGGAATTTTCCCCATCTCCAAATAAAATAGCTTTCTCATATTTTAAGTCATGCTTTTTCTTTAAAAAATCCTTAGCTATACTTTCTAACGCGGGAATATCCTTTACAGATTCCTCTGTGAGATGCATATGAGCGGCTATCTTTACAGGCGTTGCATACTTGGTAGTGATCATTAAGTCAATAGCAGGCTTTTTCCCCCCTTCTTTAACAAATTCAAAATTCCCATCTTTAGGTACTACTTCCGTGTAGGGATAGGTGGAATTTGACGCTTTTAACCTAGTTACCTTGCTTAATGCAGAGGGGGTACGCAGGTTTATAAAACTTGGATGAGCTACCTGCGCTCCAAAAATTGCTGGAGCTTCATTACCTCCAGTTGCGTTTCCTGTAGTAATTAACGATCCCTCATTTTTAATTTCTATTTCGACAATTTTTCCACTATTAAAAGTTTCTTTTATAGCATCCGCATTGTCTTTCAAAGCTTTAGATAATTGACTCTCAGAAGGAAGACCAAGATTCCTAATCTTTTCTTTTAGGGACGTTGTAATCTCTGCAATATCATTAAGGTCTTTGACAGATTCTTCGTTTTGCTGCACTAATGGCTTTAAAGCCTCTTCTATTTCTTTTTTTCGGACGTCAGCTTCCCATGCCTTCATTTCTTTATGGTACTGGTCTATTTCCTCAACCGACATCTTTTCAAGCTCTGCTTGTGTTTTGTACTTGAACATGTTTAAAAATTGTTTGGATTAATAAATCTTTTTTTATTTACACTGTTCAGAGTGGTCAATGCCGAGCCTGAGTCTTTAGAAGCCGAAGTGTCTGCGACGGGTTCGACTGTCAAAGTGGGAGTTATAGAGTTGCTACCAAAAACAACCGCACTCCCTTCTAATATTTTTTGTTCTGTAACGGCCCAAAAGTAGCCGCAATCATCTACATCATTTTTATTTACAATTAACTTGTAGTATTTATCCCATATTTTTTTTTCTTCTTTATTCATTTTCTCCTCGGAGTTTATAGCCAAATCAACACTTATGTATCGTAAGCCCCCTGAGTGTTCTTTTACCCGACCTTTGGCATATTGATCAAACATGTATGGATTTCTATCTCTTTGAAGGGTACAATAAAAAACCAACGCTTCTGTTTTCCCCTCATAATGGTAACCTAGTTCTTGCCACGAGATCTCTTCTACCTTGGGAGTAACTTCATCGGATATTATCCTGTCAAACTCGTACTTATGAGAATCCAAAAGCAAAAGGTTTTTTGTGTTTTTGACAGTTCTATTCCAACTTCCGTTTATTGAAACATCCCTATGCGAATCAAATACATTGCATGTGTTTATTACTACTTTTATACGTAGAGTATTCACTTCTGAAAGGTCTTGTTCGGTGGATTTTAAAACCTCATTTTTTTCATTGATAGCAAATGAATGTGCTGTCAAATCGGTAAATTTCGTTTGAAGTTTTTTTTGAGCTTTAAGCAATTCTTTATTTTCCGTAAGTGCTTTAAATAGCTCTTCCTTTGTATTAAATTGCTTGTTAGGAAATTCCTTTACCACTATCATTTTTTTACAGTTTTATTTTTTATTAGAATATCTATCTTTTGCTTGATAGCCTCTTTTTCCTGTATAGAGAGACTTTTATCTTCTAATTTATTTTTTAGGTATTGTACATCCATAGTATTAATCGAGTGTAAAATCAGTTAAATCGTGATCTTTTAAAAAGTCGTCATATGTTATGCCTGGAAACAATTGTGTTGCCTTTTCGTAGGCTTCTAATACTTTTAAAGTAGATTCTGCCTTATCTCTAAATCCTGCATTTTTTATTCGGGTCTTCGCCTCTATGATAGAGGGTAAGTGTTCATATGTTCCTCGCAAAAAAGTACCTCTTTCTTTAAAGTATGCTGGCACTTTATTTACTTGTTCGTTAAGCCAAGAAGTAGTTATAGGGGATACATTTCCGAGGATAAATCTCGCCTCAGAGAACTGTTTATTTTCGTACGTAGAATCATCAAAAAAGTCTCTGGGGATCAAATATCGATTGCGAATATCATCCTTAGCATTCTCTTTCATTTCCAATATTTGCAACTTTTTGTTATCTCTTGTAAGGTCTAATACTTTTAAGCTTTCTTCCGCTGCAATGATATCTCCTATTTTTCCTATTCCAGCTCCATATGCCCCCCTGCCATTTAATTTTCTTTCAATATCTAGCTTTTCTTTTCCCCCAAGAGGAGCAATACTCCCCTCCTCCTTACTAATTATCTTGCTAACAGGGTTAGACGTCAAGTAACACATGGTATCTTGTGCATTCAAAATAGTATGTATAGAGGGTAAAATGCCAAATATTCGAGATATCGGATTAAAAAAAGTCTTCGAATCATACCCCTCAATACTGAACCCTCTTTTTGAAATAGTATCATAAAAATAGGCTAGCTCCTCCATCTTTAAGACTCTCTTTTGTCCGCCATCAAGTACCTCTATTACATTTAGATTTTGGATGTCTTTTCGGGTGTATACGTATGGATTCTTTATCTCAGGAACACTAATATTAAAAAAATCAATGTTATAAAGCTGCGCATTGATCCTTAAATTTCCACTTTTAAAGTAATTTCCAGATTGTACAGAGATTCCATATACCAAAGTATTAACTACCATTTCTTTTATGAAATCTGTCTTATTCTGCCATATATTAGGTTCTTGCAAAAAATCCAAATAAGGAGAATTGTCGACAGCCCTTCCATCGGGATACACTTCTTCTATTTTTACCTGTGCCGCAAAGTCAGCGTATAAATTAACACAATCCTGTAAAAAGAGAGCCTTTTCGTAATAGTATTTGAGATTCTGTTGAGGCGTGTAATACTTGCTCCCTAATAGTCCCAAAAGCCCAAAACGAATAGTTTCGTAATTATACGAATGAACACCGTTGTTTAGTCGAGCATAATTAGGCTCTCTCTCCCCAGACCAAATACTTTTGGTAGCTTTTGATATTTTATTAAAAATGTTCAAAACCATATAATTAGATATACAAATATAATAAAAATATGTACTAAATACATCTTTGGATTACAAATTGAGCTTATGTAGTATTTTAATCATCCACATCGCATATTCTATTGCATTCATCAAGTGGTCGTCTGCCTTTATTGGCTTTTCCGTTGATTCCCCGTTAATATAGTGCCACTCATATGTATCGTATTCAGCCTCTATGTTTATGGAGTCTGAGGTGTAAACGATTATACATTTTTGCATATATTCAAAACGTTCTAGGTACGTAGGCTTTTGCACAGGAATAACATTTAAAGAATGGTACGAACGTAAATCACTTGTCATACTTACCCCACTTTTAACGTCTTTGTCTTGGGAATCTGCAAAAATATACGTGACATCTCCTGCGGGGACTCCCGCAGCGCGAAGCTCTTCGCCTAAAGGCTTTGACATTTGGTTAATTGGTTTATACAATATTTGTTTAAGATAAAACGTTCTATCACCATCATACATTATCTCTACGCACGCAGTAGGCACTGAAAAACCGTAATCCAATCCATAATAAACAGGGTAATCTCCTGATGCCTTTAATTTTTCATATTCTCTTGATGGTATTGATATCCAACCACTGTGTATTTTTTTTGGATTCTCTGCTTTTTCACCTAAGCCGTAAACTTTCCATTTATATTCTGAGGCATCTGCTACAAGCTCGTTTTGAAAACACCTAACCGCTTCGTTTACTTTGTTCGAGCTATATTTTTTGGAAGATAGATATTCTTTAAGTGCTTGGCGGTCTTTAAAACTGAAAATTTTCGACGCCGATTCCTGATTTTCAATAACTAACCTACAATATTTTACAGGTTGGTAAGATAATATTTTAATTCTCTGTTCCGAAGGACAAAAAGGGTTGTCTCTAAACGTGCTATGAATTACTATAGCATTTTCTTTTTTAGAGAGTGAGTCTGCAAGTGTTTTCTTTTTCGGGTTGTAATCTAAAAATACAACACTACTTCTCATGTCTATCTGGTCAAAGGTGTCGGGAGACATTTTGTAAGGCTCGTTTATCCACGCCCAATCCTGCTCAAAACCATGCACTGCTTCGTCATCATCTGTGCCCTGTATTTCTATGGTAGAGGATGTCTCATCTTTTCCACCGTGCGTATAATAAAGTATACTTTCTGTCTTGTTGTATTCGTAATCTAGCTTATATCTACCTGTTCTTTTGTGGTGCTTTATTAAGTCAGCTAATACTGTTTTTTTACAAAGCGTTTTTGTTTCCCTCCATATCGTCAAACGGCGGTTGTGTTTTGTTCTGGCTTCAAGGTCGAATATATCACAAAGCGAAATAGTTTTTGAAGACCTAGAAGACCCTTTCAGAATTATATATTTATATTTCTGGGTCCCATCCTTATTTTTAGCTTCTAATGCCTTTTTTATTTTCCAAAATACAATAGTGAAATCTAAAGTGATACTATTATTCTTCATCTGGTGGTGGAACATATTTAAAATTAATTACTGTAGGTGATTCGCTTTCCAACTTATCTCCCTTGGAAGTAACATCCAGTTTATCACCATACTTTTTAGGCATCATCTTAGACAGCGCCCATTTAATAGTATCTATTTTTAATCGACGATGCCCTAGCATATCGCTAGTGATTATTTCTTTTCTTTCACCATCTATTATTTTTTCTGTGGTCCCATTTTCTGTGTTGTAAGCTATATCCATCATCTCATCAAATAGCGATGCTGCTCTAATCTCACAAGATATTTCGTATTGCTTTACTTTTTCTTCATCTTCTTTCAACCACTTAAAAAACGTTCTCATACTGGGCATTCCTTCATCTTTCAATATGGATCGAACGGAACGATTGTTTTCCGCTATTTCTGTGATTATTTTTTCAAAGATGCTTTCTACTTTTTTCTTAGGGTATGACATAACTAAAAGGAATATTCACAAATATAATAAAAAGATGTATATAATACATATCATATCTGCCGGATATAAAGTAACCCACCTTATTAAAGTGGGTTAACTATTGTTCATTATATAAACTCTTTTAAGGGTAATGTCCTTAACAGATAATTAAGATTTTTATTTAGAAATATAATATAATAATCGCTATTTTTACAAAGCAATAATAGTATGATATAATGAAAGTTAAGTTAGGACAAGCTATAAAAATGTTCTTTAGTAATTCCTCTCTCGAAATGGTTTATTTTGAGGCGATAAGTAATGCATTGGATGCTGAGGCAACTGAAATTAATATTAAAATTTCAATTGACGCTATTAATAAAGCTGAAACACTACATGTTAAGATCTCTGACAACGGTTTAGGTTTTGATAATCGGAGATATAAAAAATTTTCCAATTTATTTGATGTTGAAGAATCTTCACATAAAGGATTAGGACGACTAGTATATTTATGTTATTTTGAACAAGTAAATGTTAGTAGTATTTTCGAAAAAGACAAGGAGCGTGTGTTTACGTTTAATGAAAAATTCGAAGAAAACGACTGTAAGATAAATATAATCCCTGATTCAAAAACAGGAACTGTACTATCTATGGATACATATACCTTACAAAAAGTAGCTAAATATGATTTTCTTTTCCCACAAAATTTGAAAAAGAGAATCTTATATGAGTTTTATTCTCGCCTTTTTCAGTATAAAAAATCAGGCAAATTTATTTCTATTAATATTGATAGTAATATTGATAATGAAGAATATAATGCTATATTAACAACGGATGATATTCCAAATATGGAATTTATAGAAATTAATGCATCTTTAAATCTCTATGATAAACTTCAACTGTATTACTCTATTGAAGAAGTTGATACTAAAGATACATCTTTAGTTTCTGCAATCTCAGTAGATAATAGAACTTTCAAAGTTGACATTATAGCTAATGAAAATATACCATCTGGATACAAAATGTTTTTTATTCTTCTATCAGACTATTTTACTGGAAAAGTAGATCTCTCACGACAAAATCTAACTCTTAAAAAGAAAGAATTTCTTGAAATCCAAAGAATCTTCAGAAAGGCAGTAACTGCATTAATAGAAAACAGAATTCCTAAAATAAAGGATAAAAATATGGCTATAAAAGAAAGTCTAGTTAATAAATATCCTCACCTAAACGGTTATTTCAATATTGATAATATTGGGTACTTAAAAAGGAATGATATTTTAAAAGAAGCTCAAGATGAATTTTTTAACGCTCAAAAAGAGTTATTAGATGCAAGCAAATTAACCGATGAACAATTTAAAAAATCACTTGAAATATCCGCTAGGGCTTTAACTGAATATATACTATTTAGACAACTAACAATTGGTAAGTTGAAAGATTCAACATCTAGCGACTCAGAAGCATATATTCATAAATTAATTGCTTTGAAAGGAAAAGATGGCAAGTTTGATAAAGCAAATCTTGTAAATGATATTTACAAAAACAATGCATGGATATTAGATGAAAAATATATGACTTACGAAGTCACATTGAGCGATAGAGAAATGACAGAGTTAGCCAAATATCTTGTTGAAGGTGAAGAAATCAAAAGAGATATTGACAGACCCGATTTTGCTTTCATTTTTTCGAATAACCCAACAGAAGGCAGGCCTTTTGATGTTGTAATTGTTGAACTTAAAAAACGAGGAGTTAGTAAGTATGATAACCAGAAAACTATCTTACAGTTGGAAACAAGGGCGAGAAATCTAATGAAATATTATAATAACAAAGTTCAACGGATTTGGTATTATGGAATTATAGAATTTAATGAGGAGATTGAGCTAGCTTTAGCTAGTGAATTTACAGAACTTTATTCATCTGGTAAACTTTATTACAGGGAAAAAGAAGTCGCTATTTCATTGAATCCTAAAAAAACAATTCCTATTGGAATATTTATGTGGGATATAGATGCTGTTGTGAGGGATGCTGATGCACGAAATAGTACATTCCTTAATTTCATTAAGAGCAAGTTTAGTCCAGAATAAAACATTCTGTAATCCCTATATAATTATTTGTAATAAGTTTATGAAGAGCTTTCTTCAAATCTTTTAAATTTGAGATTCATTTAAAACATGGTACTTTTTCACATCTTTCAAAATCATTTCTAAACTGATTATATTAGATTTTTTATTGTACAAGCTGTAGCTTTGGATAGCTATTTTAAGAATAAAATACAGTATCCTCATTCGTAGGGATATCTATATTTGAATTGACTCTTTGCTTGTATTTTTTCAGTGCTAATATGTATTTGTTAGTAGAAATATTATACTTAGCACATATATCTGATTTGCTTATACCAGATTCGAAATCGCTCCCTATTTGTTAAACGTTAAGTTTTCTTCCAGTGCTTTGTCCAAATCATTTACAGAAATTTCTTTGCTAGAATTTATAATAGATTTTTTTGCGGCATCATTTGCTATTTTAACAACAAGTGCATATGATAATCCTTGCATCTTAGATGCACATTTACTGAGATCAATCTCTTTACTAAGTCTTAGAG